AGTCTAAGAAATCTACTTGACCCTTAAGCCTCTTGGTTTTCTGGTCGTAGAAGGCTGAACCACAGTCACCCGTAAGCCCTGTGAATCTGGACTTGAGTACTCGTAGTCGTATTGTGTTACGTTCATCTTCATTCTCTGCAATAAGGTTACGTGCAAAGGTGATGATGTCAAAGCTAATCTGCTTGATAGAACCTGAACCTTTGATGTCATCAATAGAAGCTAGGTGTCCCTCTTCGAAAGACTTACCCATTGACTTACGTAGGTGAGAGATAACTCCCAGCCATACGTCATGCTTCTTAACAATCTTAAGGAGTCCAGACATTACCGAGTCGATAGCTTCGTTGCCTGTCTTACCATCAGCACCTTCCGATACTGCGATAGTAATGTGGTCTAGTACTAGGTACTTACAACCTAACAGGCATAGGTTTTCTATTTGATCTATAAGAGAACTATCAGATACAGAGCCGTTGTGATCAAGCATAATAATACGCCCATCTCCAAAGACTTTATCAAACGCTCTTCTCTCTTCCTCTTCATCGGGTTCTTCTCCGGTAAACATTTGTATGAATTTCTGTGCGCTATCACCGATAGATTCCTCCAGTGATATAACACCTATGTTGTCTTCGGTAGTATGCTTAAGCTCCATGATGATCTCCTTAATCATGGTTGACTTACCACTACCTGTGCCCGAAGTAAACAAAGTAATCTCACCCATACGCATACCCTCAAGCTTATCGTTAAGACCTGACAGGCACTTAGGGTAGGGCACAGACTTAGTTTCTTTACGCTTAGAGAACTCTTCCCAGATAGACTCACCACGTACAATGCTAGCCGGTGAGTAAGGCTGTGCATTCCAGAAGGCATTTACAATACCACTGTGTCCGTGCTTGATGAGTGTATCACAGGGATCATTCTCTGCAAGGTGGGCTACCTTGACTTTATCCCAACCAATAATCCTAGCTGCATTCTCAATAGCTTTATCACCAGCTTCATCCTTGTCAAACATAAGAACGATTGAGTCGAATGAACGTACCCACTCACGGTTAGCTATGAGGGGCTTGAGGTTACTGGATGATGGTAAGGATACTACCGGGTAGATAGTTTTGTTCTGAAGTAGGAATGCTTGAGCTACTGCCATAGCATCCAGTTCACCTTCCGTGATTACTAGGTTACGCCCACCCGGTTGGAACGTAGACTGTCCGAATAGTTCTATGCCATCCATGTCACCCTTAGCTCGGAAGTCCTTAGGTAGATTACGGATCTTGTAAGCTGAGGTCTTACCCTTCTTGGTATACGGATAGTAGTGAGACTCGATAGTACCATCAGCTTTGTAGGATACACGCATGTTGAAGTGTGCTGCTACTTGCTTAGTGATACCACGTTCCTGTACACCACGGGTGTCATAGGAATTGATAGTGTCAATGTCTTCTACTTTATTAGACGTATAGGATTCTTGCATAGTATATTCTCTTTCTTTATCAAATGTAATTTTATCACAGACGAAGCACTTACCAATACCATTGGAGTACATACCGACACCATCGGATGAACCACAATGCTTACAGGCTACGTGCCCAACAAATCTATCTTTACTCATTAGGACCACCGTTCCTCTTTAAGGTTCTTTATCATCCGTCTTTTCTTCTTCGATGCTTGTTTCTTCTGAATCCTTTCTGCTTTCTGCTTGTTCTTCTCGTACAGTGAAGTAGACTCTGTCGAGTCTTGCGATTGTTTCATTATCTATCTCTTCTTTAGGTATAAATTTAATAGCACCTATCTGCCTATTAAGGAACACAGGGTTACCGTTAGCATACTTCTGAGTCAGTACATCCAGATACCATTGTACCTTTACCTCACCCGCAGATAACCCACCTCTTGTTTCAAAGAGCTGTAGCATCTCAAAGGTAAAGTGTTCAGTACCAAGTTCCTTTATCAGATTGTTGATGTGCTTAGATGAACTGCTATATGTTTTCCAATTAGACACACGCCTATCTTTCCCTTTGCTGTACATGTGGAATTGTTTACGTCCAATGTACCTTGTTGGATTATCAGGGTGTGTGCATTGTATCATATAAATAAACCCGAAGTACTTATCAAAGTCAAAGGGATCACCTACGTAATCCCAATGACCTAAGTCTTGATTAATAGTCATGTTGTTCATCTCCTTTGTACCACATACTTACATAGAAGAAGTTACCTAGCTCTTCAATCTTGTACCGTGGGTACCCTTGCTCTACGTACCAGTCCTTCTTATCTTCCCATGACATCTTCATGTATCCTTCCGGTGCAGGCTTAGGGAATCCATAACGCCACCCTTCAGGGGGATCAACCATCATCATCTTAGGTTGCCCTCCCCATAGACTTCTTCAATAGTCATCTCACGAAAGTCATCAAAGCTTCTACGCATGTAGATTAGGTTGAAGCATAGTTGTAGCTTCTCCTTCCATTCCCTTGGGTGCTTCTCACGCCATGCCTTTCGTACCACATCTAGCATACCTTCCGCTGGCACATCCTTCAGCAACTTCTCTGCTGTCTTAGGACCTACACCTTTGATACCTTGGATATTATCTGAGGCATCTCCGGTCAGTAGTTGTTTGCATAGTAGGTAGTGACCTTGGTCTTCGTCAGTGTGATACAGAGTCTTCTTGTTGAAGTTGTAGTGCCACCCGGGTACCATGTCAATGTCCTTATCTACGTGAGCTATGACAAAGGAGTCACCCATCTTCTCGGCTTCAGTAGCCCAGATAGATACCACATCATCTGCCTCACAGTTATCAGACTGAACACAGTTAGTATCCCAACAGTACTGGTACAGGTTAGCAAGCCTATCCTTAACTTGTGGATCCATCTCACTCTTGCTACGTGTAGCCTTGTAGTCATCGGTTAGGCTGTATCTAAAGTTACCCTTACCCTTAACCGCAACGTAACCCTTCTCGCTACCAGTGTCCCTCATAACAGCTAGCAATGCTAGGTCAAAGGTACTGGCAGCTTGTGAGTCGGAGTTAGTAGTGTAAGCAATACGGTATAGCATAGAGTCCCCGTCAATAAAACACTTATCAAATTCAAACTCTTCTGTTTCTTTATTAGTGAACGTCAGCATAGCTGTCTCCTATTTCTCCATCACCATCCATACACATAACACCTGCAGCTTTAGGTGCCTCTCGGAAAGCCTCAACACAGATATCCTTTACGGCTTCTGCATCAGACTCTTTGGCTACAAACACTACCTCATCATGGTAGAACAGGGTAGGGTAAGCATCGAGCCCCGCTTCTTTAATCTTCTGAGAAGCATAAACCAGAGCAGCCTTACAAGTAATACCTTCAAGAGTTTGTAGTAGGTAGTTAAGTGTCTGGTGCTCAGACCCTACCATAACCCTACGACCATCAGCACCCATGATAAAGCCCTGACCTGTACTCATAGCAGTGTGCCTGAACTCCTGCTCAAGAGTATCCTTAAGAACCTTAAGTCCCGGCAGGGTAGCCTTAAACTTCTCATCAGCTTCCTTACCAATCTTAGCAGACTTCTTACCAGAGATAGCTTCACCAAGCTTAGCGTGACCTGCACCAAAGAGGTAGGCGTAGATGAAAGTTTTAGCTCCCGGCCTACTGATACCTAGTACATCTGCATTACGCTGGTGTACATCCCCATTGATTACCTCATTGGTAAACTTATCATCGTTGATGTAGTGGCATAGACCACGGAACTGATTACCTGCAGAGTCAGCACCAATAACTTTGTAGCCTTCTTCACAAGTCAGTAGACTGCGTAGCTCCTTGCCATAGGGTGCATAGACTCCCGGTATGTTAACGATAGTACGGTGTCTGCATCGGAATGATGGAGTACCAATAGTAAACATAGAGCCATGTAGTCTACCATCATTAAACTTCTCAGGGTCTTTGACTTCTTCTATCCAACCTTCTACCATAGCTAGTCTGTTGCGTAGCATGTAGTAGTCGCTGACTAGTTTACCAATACGACCTAAGGGTTTTAGTGATGTGTCTGTAAGCTTAGGGCTTTGACGTATCCACTTACCAGCTATCTTCTTGATAGTCCAGTCGTCTGGCTTCCATCCCTTATCCATAAGGAACTTCTTAACCTCTGCCATCTGACCAATGTCTACATCGACAAGTTCAATACGAGTGTATGGACCCTTCACAGGACCGTTAGAGAACCTACAGTCTTGCTCTAGTTGGAACCAGTCAACCACTTTCTTTAGGTATGAACCGTCCTTCTTGATGATCTTATCTACTTCCCTGTTACCTCTCATCACAGCTACCTTACCCAGTTGCGGGTTGATCTCATCTTCAATCTCTTCCATTCTTTCAATGATGTGATCGTACAAGTCCTTTGCCTTGTGCATATCAAAGACCCAACCCTTCTGGGTGATCTCAGTATTTACCAAAGCAAAGTCATGCTCTAGCTTAAGTGCATCTAAGAACTTAGGGTTATTCTTCATTAAGATAGATGCTTCTTTGGATACCCAATCGTAGACCTTAGTGTTCAGTTCAACGTCACGTATACAGTAAGTCAACATCTCTTTGCTGTAACATGTCCAGTCTTCATGGTCACCCTTAGGGTACTCAAAGAACCCACCCCAACCTTTCAGGCCATGCAAGTGACCACGTTGGTACTTACATAGCTGAGACATTAGGAAGGTATCCCAGATACGGGTTCCCTCAGCAGGCACCCAGCCCAGAAGGTTCTTCATTACAGGTAAGTCAAACCCAATGATGTTATGACCTGCAATTACCTTGGCGTTAGACAATACATCTAACCCCTCAGATACATTAGCTAAGTCATCATCGTAGTCTGAGTACGATAGTACCTCACCTGTCTGAGTGTCCTGCAGAACAAGACACCAGATTTTATCAGGGAAGAAACCATTTGTTTCAATATCAAATACATACTTCATATAGTCCTCTCGAGCAGTTTAATGACCTTGCTCAGGTCTAATTAAGTTTAGTATGTTAACTCACAAGCACCGCCAGCACAAGCAGCTTCGCCACTCAGGTCAGTCTTGTCTTCTACTTCTTTCACTTGAGTCAGGTCGATACCAGTAAGCGCACTCTCCATGATACGGTAACGTTCTTCAGAGATGTCCTCGAAGGGAGCCTGAATGTACGTGCCACCATCATAGGGTAGTACAGAGATACCATTGTAAGTGTAACGGTTCTTCCACATCCACTCACCTACCAGCTCCCACTCATCTTCTTTCAATGAGATAGTACATGATACGTTGTGTGAGTTCTGTCCGTCTTGATGACCCGGTGCTACCCACTCAGTGTTGTATCTACGTACTCTATCAAGGAGTTCTAAAGGACTCTCAGTACGTATGATAGAACCTTCAGGTGCAGCTTGAGGTATCTCGATTACAGCTTGTTCCGCAGGGTTGAAGTACTCGTCTTCCACCAGCTCCGGATGGTGCTCAGCAAAGTATCCATATAAGGCTTCGTTCTTACCAACACGTTGACGACGAATATAAAAGTCATTATGCCAAGCGTGAATACCAGAACTACTACCAAGGACGCAAGAGCTTGTACCAGATGGCTTAATGGTAGTTGTCCTTGCTGCAGGATTAATGCCCAATGCATTCGCCACTCTTCGATTTTCTTTATTAACTTCATTAGCTGCTTCCTCTAAGTCATAAGCAAGTACAGTACCAGATCCAATGCCTGTCATACCTACACCAATCAATGCATCACGTTGACAAGTCTCTTGCCATTCAGGACGTAGGTAATGGAAGTCAGTGTAACCTGCTTGCAATGTACCAATCAATGAGGCAGCTCGTGCTCTCTCATTCAAGTCCTTCTGTGATTCAATGTTAGATGCATTAAGTTCTGTAAGGTTACACATCTGATAGGGACGTAGACCAATCTCACAGCACGGGTTAGTTCCCCAGTCTTTGTCGTTGGTAAAGTAAAGCCCTGGCTCCCCAGAGCCCGAGAGTTCCACACGTTCCCATAGTTTATCAAAGGCATCCTTGGTAATCTTATTACGCAGCATCACAGCTGAGTTGTTAGACCTTGCACGTTGAGGGTTCTCTTCCCACCATGAGCCAGCCTTACATGCAAGCATATCATTGTCATCCATAGAGAACAAGGAGATCATAGCAGCTCGACGTATACCACCAGTCAGTACTGCATCTGCAATGTAGCACATCATGTCATGGACTTCTAACGTCCCTAGGTTACGTCCAATAGCTTGGTCTAATACAGACCGTAGCTTATGTAAGCAATCCTTAAGGGGCTGTGGACCCGGAGCTTTACCACCAGTAGTGATAAGCATTGCACCCTTAGGTCGGATGTCACGGAAGTCAAACTCTACATCCATGGTGTTGTTGAAGTATGATTCACATAGCACCTTGATTGCATCAGCCCAACCTTCAATGTTATCTGACACTAAGAACCTACGCTTACGAACCTTAGGTCCTGCAACTTCTGGTAGCTTACGTACATGGTGACGCTGTACTGAGTAGCCCACACCTGTACCACCAAGCAACAAGAACATAGACTCAGCGAAAGCTTCAGGGCTTTCAATAGGTAGGTATGCACAGTTGTAGATGCGGTTAGGTGCTAGCTCAATAGGGGCACCACCAAACTGCAGTGATCTCATAGAAGGTAAGATCTTCTTATCGTATACATACTTGTAAGCTTTCTCAATCTCTTTCTTAAACTTAGGGTACTTACGTTGGTGCATCTCTTTGTTACGGGTGACTAGCTCATCCCATGTTTCCCTACGCTCTAGCTCTGGTACATACTTGGCGTACTTAGAAAACACTGTGATGTCTGATAAGATTTTGTTTGATGTATTCATTCTCTACCTTTCTTTAAATAAGTTCTGATTCTATCGAGTATACCGAAGTCATCCTTCAGTCCACCGAGAGTACGGTTACAAGAGTGGCATAGCCAGCCCCTGAATTTACTGGTTAGGTGATCATGGTCCAGTGCCCATGGGGATTTGTTAACCCCTCCACATCCTGCTGCTTCATCTTTGTTACGTAAGCAGATAGGACATTGGTAGTCATCTTCTGGATAGTCTACTTCTAATCGTAACTCTTGGCGTACCTTAGCTACTGATCTAACACATAGCTTACAGGTTGTCTTGCGGTACCCACGACCACTCTCCATTGAAAACTCTTCTGCTTCTTTCTTTACGTTGCACTTGTTACATGTTTTGTATTCCATTATCAGTCCTCTATTAGAATGCAGTCTCCTTTAGAGATGAAGTTAATGTAACCTTCAGGTTCTCTGGACTCGTACTCTATCCCTGTATCACCAATGAAAGGTACTAACTCCCCGACTAGGGAGCTGTACCATTTCTTTTCATCATCACATTTTACTATCTTTAGACTTGCCATTCTTATCTCCTTTCTCTTGGCGAGCCGCAGGCGAGGAGGCATCTTCCGGCTTAGGCTTTCTAAATATATTATCAAAGTTATTTTCAAAGGTACTCCTGTCAGACATTGGCCTTGGCTTTGAACCTTTACCGTTCATATTATTCTCCTAACATGTCATCAATTAGTGTTGCGTAACCTGCAATATCATGCCAACTATCAGCGTAGTTAGGGTCACCGTTAAGGATACGAGCTGTCTTGTGCTGTATCATTTCAAGAGATTCTTTCTGTGCTGAGGATAATCTTTTCCATCCCGGTGCTGCTTGCATTACAGCCTTAAGAGATTGGCATAAGGTACTCTGCCCTTCAAAGCTACCGTATCTACTACCTCTTTCCTTCAGAGTTTTATTAGTTACTAGGTTCATTGGCTGCTCCCTCTAAGCTTTGTACGCAGTCTAGTATGTAAGCTGCCAGTTGGAATGCCTTACTCTTTTCGTTAACTAATTCCATATCATCTGATGAGAAGCTTACCGCTACGTTCTCTTCACCTTCTTCGTTAGTAACATCTTTTAGTTTAATAGTATATTCATTCATCATTTCGTCTCTCCAGAGTTAATAAAACCTTTGATCGCACCATCGCTGTGCATTGCACCACGTAGTACGTCCTGTACTGCACCATCTTTGAGCACAAGGATAGCAGGTATTGCCCTGATGTCGTACTCTTTGGCCTGTTGCATGCCATCTTCTGTGCCTGTGTCAACCTCAGTTACTTTGTCGGTTAACTCAAGATACTTAATTCTGTTTTTCAATTGACTACAAGCTGGGCAATTCTGGCCTGTAAATAGTAGCATGGTTTGCATGTGACTCCTTGCGTTGTCGGTTGGCATAAAAATGCCAGTGAGTGTTGTCGGTTTGGCAATTAAAAAGAGGACCCCGGAGGGCCCTCGTATTTACTCTGACTGATTTGTTACGTTACGAAGGCCATCTGCTGCACCCTCTGTAACATAAGTAATGGTGCCAGTGACATCTTTACCTACTGCTGATGTAACGTTAGCAACACCCTTACCTGCTGCTGCAACTGTATCGTTAACAATACCTTGAGCTCCATCAACAGATGCGTTAAAAGTGTTACAACCTGGCAACACTAATAAAAATGCAATTAAATATTTCATCATATTCTTTTATCCCTTTTAGTTAGTTTATAATTCTTGCTACTACATCCTCATAATATAATGTACAGTAAGCATAGCTAATGAACCTATCAGGAAACCCTGAAAGAATAGAGCAGTCAATTCATAAGCTCTGTGTTCGAGTAGTTTGTTACGTACTTTATTTATTAAGTCTTTCATTGCGATAACCTTTTCATTTCTTCAGCCAGTTCTTCATCTGTTAGATCTGTATAGTCAAAGTTTGTATTGACGTTCTCAGTTCTCTGTAGTTTAGGCTGTTCATATTCAGCAACGATAGAAGCAAGTCGAGATGCCTCTACCATATCGTCAGCAGATATAGCTTTAATCATAGCAAGTTTCATTACAGTTAAGCCCTTAGGTATAGAGTCAACGAGACTATCTGATAAGTTGTTTACCAGAGAGAGTACATCTTTCATGTTCTCTTTCATTTCATTGTTACGTATACGTGCCTCATCTGCTTTCTCTTTCATCATCGCCATGTGTTCTTTATCATGCCGTGGTTTAAGGTTTGCTAATGAGTTAGGGTGTATCTTCTTCTTGCCCTCAGCTATATCATCTTGAGTGTAAGTTTTCTCCATTAAGTTCTCCATCTAGGTAATCCTCTATAAGGTACTATATTACCTAGAAGGTTCTTAAGGGTAGCTCACAGGCTCTAAGAGCAAAGGTAAAGAGACCCTATGCTTTGGTATTACTTTAAGCATAGAGTCCCTTAGACGGGAATGTATTAGCTTCTATCCCATATCTCGAGTAAAAGTAATACAAATATTGCAGCTGGTAGTAAAAGTAAAATGATACTTCTCCAACCTATTCCCTACTTAGGTAGTTAGTTTACATATTAAGTTAGTAAACTATTGTACCTTAGAACTCAGAGTCGTTAGCCTCTGTACCTTCAATATCAAAATCAACTGAACCAGTGTACTCAATTAGGTCAGTGATCTGAATCGCTGTCATAATAGTTGAGATACCTTGACGACCAGCTACATCGTACTCTCTACGATATACTTTGACGTTACCTTTAGAACCATTACCAATCTTGATCTTAGAATCAATTGGTTGTTTCTTACCATCGACCAGTACTACTGGGTCATTTTCTGTACCATCTTTACGTAAAGCCTTACGCTTTAAGTTGACAGCTACACGACTTGGATCATCTTTGACAGGCTTAACTGAGCCATAACCTTCTAGTTCAGAAGCACGTTCAGCAGGAGCTACGATCTGACACTCCCATTGTAATGTACCGAATGGATCAGTAGGGTTCTCAGGATCTACCTTTACGTAGTTAAGAGTTACGTCACGGATGATTGAAGTTCCAAGAATTGCAGTCATAATTATTACCTTTTAATTTAGATTAAGTTACGTTGATGCTCTTGCTCTAGGTATGTTTATGTCCGCTTGGTTTAGAGTAAATCTTTTAGCTTAGCTTTAAAGTGTGCCCAGTTACCACTCTCTACTGGTTCACTTTGTTTATATACCTCATCCTCAAGGGTATACATATAGGCTGTACCATGAGGGGTATCTACCTCTACTCTATCATAGAAGTTAGACTCACCTTTACCACGGAAACCCTCAAGCATATCGAGTCTTTCCATAGTTGGTTTGTCAACTGTATACACCTCAGTAAACACATGAGTATTACCCTTACGTACTCCGGGGTATGCTCCGAGTGAGAACATCTCATAGCCGGGAACCCAATGGGTCCCAAGCTTTTCAGATCCCTCAAGGATTCGGTGATTGCCGAACCCCTCTCGGAGTGAACCGTACACTGCTACAATATTATTCAAAACTCAACTCTCCCTAGGTCTGAAGGGTGTACTCGGTAGGAGATACGATGCTCATAGCCATCCCACCATAGGGATATACGAACCCAATCAGAATCGTCATACAACTCTTCAATAGTGAACAGTCTTCTCTCTCTCATTTCTGGAGATAGCATTTCAAATAAAACACTAAGGGCTCCATTACTACCCGTTGGGTTTGCTTCGTATTGACGTTTTAAGTCGAACATTGCAGCTCTTGCTAGTCGTAGCATGGTGCCGTTCTCATAAGCAGCCTCTACGTTAAATCCAATGTAACCTTCTGACCCTATTTGATTACTTGTTTGTGGCACCCTCTTATCCCAAGGAGTAATATCTTTACCATTAAGTAAACCTTTAAGGGCATTGGAGTACCGTACCAATGTGCTATCACCAGTGACAGAGCATGCAGTGTTTACTTCAATGACAGTTGCTTTCTTGCGTCTCTCATTCCAGATAACATCTACTGCACCGAAGTCTAAGCCTAAAGCCTTAACAGCTTTGACTGACTCAGATAGTACAGAATCATCAGGTGACAAGTCATTCACTGCAAATACAAAACCATTAGAGTGATTACGTATTTGATAGTTAGGTCTTTCACTTCTGCTGTAAGGGGCAACTTTCTTTTGAACAAAGAATGCTACATCTTTCATTACATGGACACGATACTCATCACGTTTCTTTACGTACTTAGTATACAGTAAGGATGGAGAGATAGCTTCAGAAGCAGACACATCTTCTTTGTAAGATGCAATAGACAAACCTTCACCTGAATGACCTTGAAGTACAGCACGACATACCACATCGTTACCTTCACGATACCACTCAGACGCTACAGATTTACGTATAGTCCATTCGGGAATACTAACTGGATCTTCAGGGTTAGCTTGATTGTATTCGCTTATAGCCTGAAAGAACTCTCCCTTATGGGATGCCTTACGTACACTAGCTGGCTTGTTAATTACTTTAACAGAAGGTAAGTGGGATAAACTTGTAGTAGAGTTACCCCAGTTAATGATAGTTGTGCTATCACTATCACTTAGAGATGAGTTGGTTAGCCTCATTCGTTTGAAAGACAGACTCTTAGCGAGGGTCTTTGCTGATTCACTTCCTACCTTGTAAGGTAGTATCAATGTATTAGACATGCGTTTGCTCCGTTTGTATTACTAGATGAGTATCTAAAGCTGCGTTAATTAAAGCTTCTTTACCTTTGTTATTTGTATCACCTTGTACAACTTCAATAAGCCAAGGGTCCCTTACAACTACAGTATCAAGTCCGTTATCTTTTATCATACTAGTAACCAGACCTGTATAGTAACCAGCTAAGGAACTGTTAGGTTGATTGTATGACTTAACACTTAGCTTCTTACCTTCTGTTATACAACCATACAGTGTACCTTTCTTAGTAGATTCAGATACATCAGGCAATCCATGACTATAGAACTCAACTATCTCACCTACCTTTAAGTTATTACTAGCTAAGGTAGGGTAAGTTGTATAGCTGTAGTTACTAGGGTAAGAACTCCAACTGTTACTTGCAGCTTTAGGCTTAGGCTTAGGCTGCAGCTTAACCTTACGAGTAGCTACACTGCACTTAGCTTTACCTTCCACATCAAAGCTAAAGGACTTAAGCTGACCTACAGGTAGCTCTTGTATATCATACTCGATGTTGTTACGAACAAGGATAGCTTCAAGCATTAGCTTCTCAGATGCATAGTAGTATACATCACGAGATTTGTTATGAGCAATCCACATTGGACGCTCTTCATTACGAACCATGTAGAACTTCAACTCGTAATCATTGTACCACGTAAGAGTGAAGGCACCTTTAAGTAAACTGATTACTTGTTCAGGGTCTTCGGCTAGTCCCATTGCATAAGCAATGTTCTCACTATCAACAGTGAACTGTTTGTGATCAGGTAAGTTAGTCTGATCTGTAAGAGTACCGTTGTGAGCTAGCGTTACATTACCGTATGTAAACGGATGAGCATTAGCATCATTGATAGCACCTTGAGTAGCGTATCTGTTGTGACCTAACAAGAAGTCGGTGTTGCTTGTACTTGCAATTGCATCACCTTGTTTAAGTTGAAGGAAGTCTGTTGAGTTAACAGATCTCTTGTACGTTTGAACCTTATTGTCACCACCATTGATAGCAACACCAGTACTATGAGGACCTCGCAATGCATCAACAAACAACAGTTGCTTGAACACCTTAACGTCTACGAAATTAATACCAGTACCTACTACACCTACTAAACCACACATAATTTATCCCTTACTTTATCCAATTGGGTACTACCTTGATTGTTTTCTATGACCATACGCTGACCGTATAGCATAGGTGAATGGTGGATAATGTCTTCTGCTACCCACATGCTTTCATACAATGCATCTGAACAGTTAGGCCAGATGTTATCATTTAGCAGACGTTCACCGAAGATAGACGACAATAGCGTATGAGAACCGCTAGTGCTTAGCTGTCTTGGTAAGTGGTCTACTAGTTTTGTTGGGTCCATTGCATATTCTTTTAGTGATAAGATATGATTAACCCAGTTAACTATTACATCTTTACTGCAAGTACCACGGTGACCTCGGAACTCAAGGGAACCAAACACTGGTATGGATGTTAAGTTAAGAGCAGTATACTTAGTCCACATAACGTTGATAGCATCGGGCCCTAGCCTAAAGATATCACATAGCTGAGACACTTGATGCTGACCACGGTACAATGACATAGAGTATATATTATCCTCTCGTTCTTGACCGCATAGGGCAAAGAGGTATGGCTCTACCATTGCGTACACTAGGATTAGCTTTTGCACTTGAGGCCAAGTCATATCTCTTACATCTAAATGTACATGAACAGATGTACGTAACGAGAATACTGGATGCTCCTCAGATAACGAAGACTCAAGACTCTTAAGTCTGTTACATGCAGAGAGACCACCAACAGGGCCTTGGAATACATACTCTACTCCATTACTTCTTAGTGATCCGTCTGATACCCTACGCCACCCACTAACTTTAGGTGGTATCTCTACACCTTCTACTTCTACTTCAATACCGATCTTGGTATTTGTTATCAGATCACCGAGCCTTACTTGTGCTGCACTCGGTGGTCTAAGGTTGAACAACGATTGAATTGTTGTATCCATGTGGTACAATCCTCTCTATCATAGGTTTTAAATGGGATAGGTCTTCACTTAACGCAAGAGTATTGTCATAGTATACACCTATGATAGTACCTTTGTACATTAAGACTGGTTTATCTACATCTCTTATGTTAGCTACTGCAAAGTAAGATGAGATAGCACGGGATATAAAGTTACCTTCACTTACCTCTTCGATTGCCTCAAAGTAAGGTGTGTAGGTTGGCTCGTATATCTCTTCGATAACAGAGTTATCAAGTGAATACCCGTAAGGTTGCAAGGCTTCTAGCATACATGATCCGTTAACCTTAGTCTGTAGAAGAGAAGTTCTTAGCCCCTTCTTCCATTGCCTTACTGCCTTTCTTCGTATGAACCATGAATGTTTCTTATGGTTTACATTACCGAGTGATGGGTACTTAAGGGATATTTGCACACGATTATCTCTAAGGTCTAATACCCTACGCTCTCCATTACATTTAGTTACTACTATTGCAGGGCCATCTGAGCAGTCAGTGTGTTCTACTTGACCAACCCACCACCCATCATCGTCAACAGTATTGAAACGTAAGTATGTTCCAGCATAAGTACTATCAATATCACGTAAGCTCATTTGAGATAACGTTGAGTTTACAATCATAATACCTCCAGTCCTAGCTCATGTACTACATCAGTAGCCAAGCCAGTATCGCTTCGATTGATTATACGCTTAAGGGTCTGAGGGTCAAAGGCAGATACAAACTCAGGTAATCTGTCCAAGTTCTTAGTACACCATAGGGTACGGTCATACACCCACGATGTAAGCTCATCAGAGTTAAGCCAGAAGTTGCTAAGGGTACGGTACTCTACACCGTATGGTTTGTGACGCATTGAACCTGCCTTGCCATAGAGTCTACGTCTAGCTTTGTCAGAGTCTATGAGTACAGAAGGTACACCGATTGCGTAGTCCATCATCTTTACTAAGTCTTCATTAGTAAATCTATCAGGATTATCATAGCCGATATGTACGTGACCACCAGCTGTACGTAGGTTAACCTTGTCACCTTTGGGTCGTGGCATTACCTTACTATCCCAAGCATTCCATTCGGAACTACAACCAAACTCCATTGCATCAGGGCCAAAGCTATCTAGCTCTTGAGCAGTGAACTTGTGGCTCGGTACAATGATAGGTTGTAAGTCATTGTTTTCTAAGATCTTTCTCAATGAACCCATAACAGATGAGATGTTACAGACAAACTCTATCTTAGATTTAGCTGGGTCTATGTTGAACTCAGCAAGAACGTTGTCCTCTTGGACACCACCGTCTACTACAGGTCGTGGTGATTCTTTACTACCACCTACCATACCAATAGCAGATGTTATGTTACCATTGAGGTCAGCCACAAATACTTCAGGGTCTGCACCTACAGTTACATTTTGTAATAACATATTAAGCCTCCAGCATATCAGCTAGTTTACGTACATCTACAGCCTTGTCATCATCATAGAATGAAAATCTATATCTTCTGTCATAGAAATTATTATGAGTCTTAAGCGGACTAACATCATCAGGTAGCATAGAGTTAAACAAAGTAACCTGTAAGTTCTTTTGCTTAGCATTCTTTGCTGGTCTTTTACATAGGAATCTACCGAGAGCATCCTTCTTAACTTTCTCTGCTCTTGAGTACGAACCTGAAACACTTAGCTTAGGTTGTTTACCACCAAACATTACTTCATCATAGTCATCACATAACAGTCTGTTAAGGAGGACTTTAGCACCTGACAAGGTTAAGTAGTCAGGGTAAATGATAGAGCTTTCAGAGCTACTCTGTGGTATTATGTGGTAGTTCCTATGGAGTTCATGTGGTTCTGCCCAGTTCAATGCAAATGCAATTACAAAAGCAGTATCTCTATGGATATTATCTTGGTGTACAAGTCTGAACCAATCCAGTATGATACCCGTTTGGAACTGCGGGGCTCTAAGGAGAAACAAAGTAAGCATCACTCTGTCTGCTGGCATGTCAGCCTTTACTTGGAAACCTTGACGCATGCTTTCGGATGTTGTTGGTGTTGAAACAAGACCGTCTGTGATAAACTTCAGAGACAACAGATACTTCCACCACTCTTCTGCTATACCCCAATCCATATTCATAGGGAACACTGTAGCTTCTATCTGATTGTTAGATTCATTACACCACTTATGTGTTAAGAAAGGTAGGTACTTGACCGAGACTATACTGATGTTGTCCTCTTTGTCTCTGCGTCTAATGATACTGTTTACAGCTGCAAAGCAAGGCTTGCCCATCATACGGGTGACACGTAGGTCACTTGTCATTACTTCAAATGATACTGACATCATTCGTCCTCTTGGTCTGGGGTTTTTAGGATTAGCCACACTACAAAGAGTGCAGCTGTGTTAAAGATTAATACCCAATCATGCCACTGGTCCACGTATCACCTCCATTATCATAGCAGCTACTAAGATTAAGCTACCAGATATCACAAGGATAGCAAGGAAAGTGTCAATTACTTTAGAATACTTCCACATTATACTAACCTCATACGTAAGTGTTGCTGGGATAGTTTATCAGCTCGGGACTCACAACGTTCTATCAATTGAACTTCATGCCTGTGCTCTGCTGAATGCATCTTACTAGCATCACGTACATGTCTATCCTTAAGGATCTGTACGCATTGCAGTCGGTTACTTAGGGTACTACGGTTGATACCTGTGATGATTGCAAGTTCTGCAAGGGTATATAGGGCACCATGGAGTAATCTCTCATGGCTGGATTCATTACGGTATTGCTTGGGCTTTGACATTTGCTTTCTCCGTTTGGATGCTTGATACGTTGTCGGTGTCATGTAAAACAAAGAGCTCGCACCACACTCCGAAGAGCATGGGCGAGCCAAGGGGAAACAATTAGAAGGGTGAATCAGCAGCAACTGTCATACTATCACCTAACAGCATAGCAGATAGTGCATCTTGAGCTGACTTCTTGACGTTGAAGGTAGTAGCACGAACAGCAACAAGCTTGACGTTCTTACCAGCTTCATACGGAGTACCATCCTTACGAGTACCAGCAGGATACTCAGTCACATTGAATAGCATGTGAGCTTTAGAGCCATCTGCAAGGTCATCAAGGATAGGGTTACCATCCATATCAGCAACGAAGTCTTCATAAACTGAAGTCTCTACACCATTGTATTCAGCAGCAGTAGAGTACCAGTGACCACCGTCTTTGGCAGGCTTGAGACCTAAGTCAGCAATACCTTCACCAGTGAACACAGCACCGAACTGCTTACCGTAACGACCTTGATAAGGTCTACGAAGCTTACAGGCAGATACAGTTACATCTTTAACAACAACTTGGTTTACTACGGGCTTAGTTAATTTAGCCATAACACATTTTCCTTTTGGTTTAGATTTAAGTTTAAATAGATTGAGCACCTTTAAGGTACTCCTAACGAGCCGCAGGCGAGCAAGCATCTTACAGGCCATAGACAGAATAATGGTACATACCACGAACATACGTACCACGAACTATACGACACAAACCTAGGTCAGGTATACGTACACAATCCCCTGATCTGTATCTACGAGTAGAGGAGAAGTAACTCACTTACCTAACCTCCTACGCAGTTCATCATCAGACATACGAGATGCACCACGTTTAACAGTATGATTGGGAGATGGTGGAAACAGCGACACCATAAACTCGGTAGCAGCAAACGCAAAGATTACAGCTGCCCAACCACCAACCATACAGACTATCAGTAACCCATAAGGGTCAGATAATATAGCATCCATCAGGATACCTCCATTGCTCCCTTAGGAGCCTTAGTGAGAGAGGATATGTGTGTACCCTCCGGGTTACTTACAGAGCTCTTAGGGAGCTTTAGGGAGCTACCCTGAGGTATCCCCGAGACCCCTAACCACTAGCGGGATTCTCAGAGATCTCTAGGGACTACCCTGTAAGACTCCTAACGAGCCCTAAGGCGAGAGGTACCAGCAGGATAGCAGAGGAGTCTGAGAGAGTCTTGAGGGCTCTGAGGGGGGTTTGTATGTATATCAGGGTACCCTTATAACCAGGGCT